TACGATGTCACAGGAAACACGGTCCCTGATAATTGGAGCGCAAACTTTAAGATGTCAAGGAATTTCTTTGATGAAATCATAACCCAGGAAAACCAATACTTATTAGGGAATGGTGTCACATGGGGCAAGGATGACACAAAGGAGAAATTAGGCGGTGATGATTTTGACACACAGATGCAGGACTTAGGAGAAAAGGCACTGATCGAAGGTACAGCCTTTGGGTTCTGGAATTATGACCACCTTGACATATTCGCTTTAACAGAGTTCGCACCACTCTATGACGAAGAGAATGGAGCGTTGATGGCGGGCATAAGGTTCTGGCAGCTTGACGATACAAAACCGCTAAGAGCCACATTGTACGAGATAGACGGGTACACCAACATCATCTATGACAAGAAGGATGAAAAGACCGGGGAGAGAAAGGGCAATATCATGTCCCCCAAGAGGCCCTACAAGGTCAAAGTAGTCAAGAGCGTAGCAGATGGTGAAGAGATATACGATGGCGAGAATTATCCCACATTCCCTATAATACCCCTATGGGCAAACAAGCACAAGCAGAGCGAGTTTGTAGGCAAGAGGGAGCAGATAGACTGTTATGACCTGATCAAATCTGGTTATGCCAACAATGTCGATGAAGGTTCGCTTATTTACTGGACCTTGCAGAATGCGGGCGGAATGGATGATGTCGACCTGGCTCAGTTCGTAGAGAAGATGAAAACCCTACACGCAGCCACTACCGACAACATGGTGACCGCAGAACCGCACACATTCGAGGCCCCGTTTGCATCCAGAGAGGCACTATTAGCTACTTTAAGGACAGACCTATACGATGATGCTATGGCACTTGATGTAAAGTCAATCGCTGATGGCGCAGTGACCGCTACACAGATAAAGGCGGCTTATGAGAAACTTAATTCAAAGGCAGACAAGTACGAGTATTGTATTAGAAAGTTCCTTAAAAACCTTTGTAAAGTCGCAGGGATAGACGATGTGCCCACATTCACAAGGTCAGTGATAGTCAATAGTCAGGAAGAAATGCAGCTCATCATTCAGGCGGCACAGTTCTTAGATCAGGAATATGTCACCAGAAAGATTCTGGAATTATTCGGTGATGGCGACAAGGCTGACGAGGTTCTACAGAGGATAGCCGAGAACGAGATCAGGATGGCGCAGGAGATGGCACAAGAGGACGAGGCGGTGTAAATGTACACTTAAAACCCAGAAGGGCAAAGAAGGGCATATATGAAGCCGAGGATAGTAAAGGACATCGGTCACAGAGAGACCGAAGAGAAGTTACAAGCGATTGAGAAGAAAATCAAGGAAGAGTACGAGCGAGCAAGAGCGGAAACCCAGGCGAAGTTGGACGATTACCTGAGACGATTCCAGATAAAGGACAAATTGCAGAGACGGGCGGTTGCCAAAGGTATGCTGACCCCAGAGGAATACAGACAATGGCGTGTCAATCAGATAATGGTGGGCAAGCGTTGGCAGGAAATGGTGAACCAGTTGGCAAGGGACTACACCAACTATGCCCAAATATCCCGGTCAATAGCGTTTAATGAGTTAGCAGACATCTATGCGGGCAATTTCAACTATGGGACATACCTTTTTGAAGTCGAGACCGGGTTAGTAGACATCCAATCTGGATTCACACTGTACAACAAGGATGCGGTGGCGCAGTTGTTCAAGGACGGTCAGTTCTGGCACGGTCCCGGACAGAGGGTTAGTGAACACATCGCAAAGGGTGAAATGATGCAGTGGGAAAAGGGACAGATTCAGTCGGTGATGATGCAAGGCATTCTACAGGGAGAGTCCATCCCCCATCTGGCAGACAGACTACAACAGGCGGTGGGCGATTCGGTGTTAGAATCTGACATAAAGAACCGAGACAAAATGACATCGAAGGAAGTCGCTGACACACTCGCACAACGGAACAGGGCAGCAGCGATCAGGAACGCAAGGACGATGGTGACCGGGGTCCAGAACGCAGCAAGGGTGGATTCCTACCGAAGAGGTGACCAGATAGCCAAGAAGTATGGCTTGAGAGTGATGAAACAATGGCTTGCCACTCTGGATGGACGAACAAGGCACTGGCACGCCGACCTTGATGGTGAGATAGTCCCGGAGAACGAGCCTTTTGTAAACGATTATGGCGAGATTGACTACCCTGGAGACCCCGGCGCAGAACCCGCAAATATCTATAATTGCAGATGTACTCTTTTACCAGCTATACAAGGATTGAGTTTCGATAATTCGGTGACCCCAGAGGATTCTGGACGAATAATGGGGCGTGGAGTCGATGATTTGTCGTACGAGGAATGGAAAGAGGGACATTATGAGACCTTTTCTGATTCCATAACCAAACAGGACGACATCGCAAGAACCATGAAGAATTACTATAACTCACGGTATAGGAGATACGCACAATAGGAGGGCGGCTATGGAGTTTAAGATAGAGGTCACGAAGAACCTGACAAAAGAAGTCATAGCGACACTCGAAGAGCGAACCTATGATGCGTTGAAACTGATGGGAATGCAGGCAGAGCGGAACGCTAAACTTAATCTGGAGCATGACCCCAGACGAATAGACACGGGCAACCTGAGAAATTCCATCACCCATGCAATCGGTGGTGAGGCCCCCGCGATAAAGACCTACCAGGGCGACCAACCAAGCCGATACGATGGCAGCATAAGGAGTGGTTCATATTCTGGAAACACAGACAGAAGGGATGTGCCATGTTGCTATGTAGGGACCAATGTAGAATATGCCCCGGAGGTACACTATGGTACAGAGAGAATGGCCCCTAACTACTTCCTAAGAGATTCGGTTTACGGACACGAAAGCGAATACAAGGAAATTGCAGACCATGTATTTCGCTACGGAACATGAGAACATTTTTCTCTTGACATTTCCATCTGGCAAGTATATACTTGTGCTGAAAGGAGATGGTGACATGGTAACCGAGGCGAAGAAGAAAGCGAATGCGAAGTACGATGCGGGACATACAACTCAGTTTATGATGAAACTGAACAATTCGACAGATAAAGACATTCTGGAAAAGTTGGATTCGGTGGAGAACAAGCAGGGATATATAAAGAACCTGATCAGAGCCGACATAAACAGATAACACCTGGAAAACCGGGTGTTTTTTTATTGCAAAAATATTATAAAAAATGCTTGACTTATCACTCAATGGGTGATATAATATAATCAGTTCAAGGAAAGGAGGTGAGAGCCAAATGGACGAGAACGAAGAAACAAAAAAAGCCCTGTTAGAACTTCTCAAGTTTATAACTCGTAAGGACATTAAGGTTGACGGCTTAATCGTTACGATGAAGTTTAAACCAGAGAAGCCAGACAAGGCGAAGTCGAAAGAGTAATCTTTCAAAGGCGCAGAGGGGCGAAAGTCCCTCTGGTAAGTCCTACTTTATCACACAATCAGAAAAAAGTCAATAAGGAGGTCTTAAAATGGATAACACAACGAGAGCAAGAAAGATCAGGGCGATGTCAGGATTGACCCAGGCGGCATTTTCTGAAAAGTACAATATCCCTAAAAGAACGATAGAAAACTGGGAATCATTATCGGACAATAAAAGGAATGCCCCGGACTATGTACTTGATTTGTTGGAACGGGTAGTAAAAGAAGATTTTAATATCGAATGAGCATCCGAAAGGGTGCTTTTTTGATGCGAAAATAAAATATTTATAAATTTTTAAAATAATGCTTGACTTTTTTATAATACAGGTATATACTTGTATCAGAAACAAGGAAAGCACAACAAAAAAGGAGAACAAAATATGTATAACATGGTATATGAATACAAGAATGAAAAGCAGGCAAGAATCAGATTCGTAGGCAAGCATGGACACAAACACTTCAATAGCAAGGAAGAAGCTGAGAAGTGGGCAGCAGATAACCAGATAAAGCCAGTTAAGTTACAGATTTGGGATGATGAGATTGATTGTTTCAGCACAATAAAGGCATATTAAGGAGGGCAAAAATATGACAAAGAAGAGATTTCAGAAATTATCAGTTGCAATGTGTGAGAAAATCCAGAATCAGCACGATGGGACACATCTCAAAGGCGAGACTTTAAAATGGTATAGGGATAAAGACCTTACCACAATCAAGGCAAATAGTTACGCAGAGGCATGGGAGATGTTAAAACCCGCAAGAGAAGTCGTAGGAATGTAAAGGAGGGCAAGGATATGACAATTACAGCTGAGAATATGATAGCATACTTACAGAGCATGATGGATGATTATAAAAAGACAGTTGAGAGATATGGTGTTGATGATGTGATGGTGGATGCCAAGTGTGATGCGATGATAGCTTGCAAGGAGATGGTTGAGACATTGATTCAGATGCCCGTCAATCTTCAGAAAAATGGCAAGGTTACAATAGGATTCTAAGGAGGGACAATATGAACACATTGAGCGATGAGTATATAAATGCCACAGTAGATTTTTATGACTATGTAAAGGATGCTTTTGATCAGGTTCTGGAGACAGAGGTCACCAGAGTCACAAAATGGACTATAACTGGCATCGTAGTATTAAAGAATGGGGATAGGTACAGATTTACGGTACGCAAGTATGAAAATTCAAAGTTGACCACATTCAATCGCACAAAGTTAAGGAGGTAGAGATTATGGCAACAGTTTGTGGCGGAATCAAAAACAGAATGACCCAGAAGGAAAAAGCAGAAATGATCAGGACGATGGCAAGGGGATGCAATATATCCCCTTTACTTCAGAAGAGAATACAGGAAGGGACAACAAGAAGTCTGATGAGGATGTTTGGTAAATGCAAGAAACCAGAGGACATCGAGGCAAGGTGCCGGGAGATACAGGCGGTATGCGAAGAGAATAGGGAAATGCTTGAGAGAATTGGCTTTAAACTTGAATTTTGACTATTAAACTAAAACTTGACAATTCCTTATAAATTCTGTATGATAAAATCAATGGAATAACTAAGGCACACAGAAGAGCCATAAGAAGGGTCTGAAAAGACTCTCTTGTGGCTCTTTTTTGTTATTTCAAAGCCGAATTGATAAGGGAATTTCAAGCGAAGGAGAGCAGGCAAAATGGCACTAACAAGAAAACTTTTAAAGGCTATGGGCATCGATGATTCAATCATAGACCAGATTATCGAGGCACATACCGAGACCGTAGATGGTCTGAAATCAGAGATAAGCACTTCAAAATCTACCGCAGAATCCAGCACACAGAAAATCGCAGAACTTGAAAAGCAGATAGAAGAGCTGAAGAACACCGCAGTAGTGAACGAAGGCAAGAACCCCTGGAAGGTCAAATATGATGCACTCAAAGAAGAATTTGAGGGATTCAAGACCGAAGAGGCGAACAAGGTAACAAAGGCTGCCAAAGAAAAGGCATACCGGGAGTTGCTGAAAAACACAGGCGTTGCAGAGAAACGCATCGCATCGGTAATGAAAGTATCAGACATCGACAGCATCGAACTCGATGAGAGCGGAAAGATTAAGGATGAAGAGAAATATAAGACCAACATCCAGAATGAATGGTCAGACTTCATAACATCCACAGAGACAAAGGGCGCAGATACACCCACACCACCCACTAACGATGGTGGAAACGATGCCGGGGATGATGATGCAATCAACAGAATCATAGCCCAGAGGGCAGACCTCTATGGCGCACAGGAATAGGAGGAAGAATATGTCATTTATCGCAGGCGGAACAGGTAAAGTGAACCAGTACGGACACTTCCTGGCAAGAGAAGAATGCACAAGAAAGACCAGAGAGATTCCCCAGAGCCTTGCAGTTGATGAGAACGATGGCAAGGTAGTTAAGAGCGGTACACCCTACCCCTCAAATGATGGGAATTGCGTAGGTTTCGTGTACGAGGACACAGATGTAACCACAGGCAATATGCCCGGTTCTGTAGTTTTAAAGGGAAATGTATACGAGGCACTTCTGCCCGTTGAATTAAACGGTGCAGCAAAGACCGCACTGATCAACTTAGGATTTGTTTTCGAGACACTTCCTACAGTTACAAGACCCTAACGGAAAGGAGATAAACAGATGAAATTATGGGAAGATAATCTGATGGGATTCGTCCGTAAGGAAGATTGGCTGAAAATCGGTTCACTCGTGCCTACAAGACCCAACGACCCCATCGACACACTTTTTGGAGATAACAAGACAAACAATCTCGTAGCAAAGTGGGAGTCATTAGCAGCAGAGTATAGAATCCCTGTTATGGCTGAATTCCACGGATTCGACACAGAGGCTAACAAGGCTTACAGAATCCCTGTAGACCATCATTCAATCGAAAAGGGCTTAATCAAGGTTAAGATTGACCAGTCTGAGAGACTTAGAGCCCTTATGAATAGCGGTGTAGTAGGCGATCAGGAACTTTACAACTATGTAATGGACGATGGTGCTCGTCTGGCTGACCGTGTAATCACCAGAACAAAGGTTGCTAAGAACGAACTCATGGCTTATGGTAAGGTAACCATCAAGGAGAACAACCTTGACCTTACAGTAGACTATGGCATCCCCGCTGACCAGCTCGATTTTGAGTTTGACTTCTCAGAGGATGCAGACATCGCTGCTCAGATTCAGGCAGTTATTGACCTTGCAGATGAAAAGGGCGTTATTATCAACGGAATCCTTACATCTTCAAAGGTTCTCAATAAGATGAGAAACAATTTAGGTCTCCAGGGCGCAATCAATGGCTCACTTATGAGAGGCCAGCTCATCACCAATGATCAGTTGGAATCATACCTTGACCGTGAATTCGGCATCTCAAAGGTAATCACCAACAATCTGTCATACGGTGTAGGTCAGGGCATCGACCCCGCAACAGGCAGACCTTCAGTATCAAAGAAGAAATACTATCCTGAGAACAAGATAACCTTCTTTTCAACCAATCTGGGCGGAAAGTTAGGTGTAGGTCTCTGGGGCAACACTCCTGAACAGGATGTAGCAAAGTATTTCGGTGCTGCTAAGACCGCTGCTAACCCTTATGTATTCATTACACAGTGGGCAGAGAAAGACCCGGCAGTGCTTTGGACAAAGGCATCATCACTCTTTATCCCGGTTCTTTATGACCCTTACTCACTCTTTATCGGTACAGTACAGGGCGATTCCTTAAAGGATGTAACCGTTTCTCCTATGGACGGTAACAAAGAGCCTTATGGCGGTAAGAAGGTTTCAACATACCAGAACAACATCGTTGTTTTAGGAAACAAGGCTATCACAGGTAACCTCAACTTCGTAAGCGGTGGTCTGGCTCAGTCAGGACCCCTTGCAGGAGATGGCTACTTCTTAGCTCTTCATTTTGACAACCTTGACCCCAACGCTACAAGCGTTAAGATAGGACTTGAACCCAGCGCAGGCACAGGTCTCGTTGAGATAATTGACGACCCTGATAAGGAAGCTGTACTCAAGGTAACTGATCAGAATGCTCAGAAACTCAAGGTAGTTTCAAGCGACGGAACCAACACCGATGTACAGACCTTTGACTTGAGCGGTCTCAAATTCATCCAGGGGGCATGATTATGGCTAAAGTATTGATTGCGTTTGCAGACCTACAGGACGACAATTATGTGTACAATCCCGGTGACGAATACCCCAGAGAGGGCGTAATCGTTTCAAAGGACAGACTCGCAGAATTGAGCGGTTCTGACAATCTCTTGGGCAAGCCGCTCATAGAGAAGGTCGATAAAAAGAAGAAGAAATAACCTATAGGGGCACGAAACCCGTGCCCCTTTTTAAGAAGGAGTGCGTATGCTGACAGAGATTTGTGCAGAGATCAGGAATTATTTCTCATACACTAAAGACAGACATCCGGGATATTACAAGGTCGTGGATGGCTCTATCGTGCCCAGAAACGCCTCTTTTGATTATCCCACAGATTATATAGCAATATTCGGTTCAAGGCTCAATAATGGCGTACACAAGCTCTCAGACCACGATTTGGTGGATGAGGAAGAGTTTAAAGGTGCGGTATGGGTAATGTCACCGCCAAAAGCGTTTCTTGATTTAGCGCAGGAGATTGACGACTGGCAAAAGAAATATGGCGGTCTGGATTCCAATGCGGTCTCTCCATACTACTCAGAGAGTTTCGGTGGATATTCCTACACCAAAAGCGCAGGCTCAACTTCAAGAAGTGGCGGAACAGCGGCAAGCACATGGCAGACCGCTTACGCTGAGAGATTAAGTCTCTACAGGAGGGCGCATATATGAGTCTACTCGATGAAGCGTTTGAGAAATTCACCATAATAGATAAAACCATAGGTCCCGATGGTTCTGGAGGCACAATAGACCACTACAAGGCAGGAATCGACATCTATGGAGCGTTACCACTCAATATGAGCGCACTGACAAGGATAGCCGATTCACTAACTGGCAAGGCAACCTACACGCTTACAGTGAAGAGAAATGTGTCCCTGGGAATCCACACGGTTCTGTTAAGGGCAAAGGACGGTCTTTACTATCGCACGATTTCTGGCACAGACGACAACCAGACCCCACCTTCCGCTGGACTCGATATGAGACAGTACCGGGTGGAAGTGTTCAAGATGCCAGATGATGTGGAGGTGGAAAATGGATAAACAACAGGCACTCTACTCATTCTGGAGCGGGTTTCAAATCCCGGCATACGATGAGACAAGCGTACCCACCGATGCCGAACTACCTTACATCACTTACGAGGTCAACACAAGCGACTTTGATCAGGAGCTGCCGATTTCAGCATCAATCTGGTATAGGTCAAGCAGTTGGCTCGCTATCACGGAAAAGGCAAACGAGATAGAAAGGTCGATAGGTCGTGGGGGCCGCATGATCAGTTATGATGATGGGGCATTCTGGATAAGGAAACGCAATTCCCAGAGGATGCAAGAACCGAATGACAATATGGTCCGTAGGATTTTAATGAATTTAACAATAGAATTCATAGATTAGGAGGAAGATATGAAGTACACACAGATACCCGCTGATACCTTTTCAAGCATTCAGCTCAACGCAGGTGTATTAGTTGAAAACTTTGACCCTTCAACTGGTGAGTTCACTGGACTCCTGGGTGCGACTACTGGCGGAAATGATTTCAAGGCTACACCCGCATTTTCAGATTTTGGTGACGACATCGATAATTGCCCTAAGAACATGAAAGAGTTAAAGAAACTTGATTCATGGGATGTAACATTAGATGGCACATTCGTTACCGTGAAGGCTGGCACAGCAAAGAAACTGATCGCTGCCGCAGATGTAGACTCGAATAACTCTGGACATCTCATTCCCAGAAAGGATTTGGAGTCAGCAGACTTCCAGGACATCTGGTGGATAGGCGATTATTCAGATGTGAACACAGGCTCTACCGCAGGTTATGTGGCAATCCACATGATGAACGCACTCAACACAGGCGGCTTTGAGATTAAGTCTACCGACAAGGCAAAGGGACAGTTCGCATTCACATTCACAGGTCATGTATCTATGGATGCCCAGGATGTAGTACCTTTTGAGATTTACATCAAGGAAGGCGGTTCAAGTTCAGGCGCATCTATCGAGTTGAACAAGCATCAGGTAACCATCCCGGTAAATGGCACAGTCCAGCTCACCGCTAATGTATCACCCGCAGGCTCAACCGTTACATGGACTTCCGCATCAACCACATACGCAGAGGTTTCTGGCGGTCTCGTAACTGGTAAGGCAACTGGTAATACAATCATCACCGCATCCATCACTGATAGCGGTGTAACATACACCGACACTTGTACAGTAATAGTAGTAGCAAGTGCATGATAAGGAGAGGACAGAATGAAGAAGTTATCTGACTACAAGAACGAAGATGCAATAGAGTTATGGGCAAATATTTTGGACCCACTGATGGCGATATTCCAGGACGAGAAATTCTTAAATGAGTTAGGTTCTGGCAAGCCCGTGTTTAAGTTAGCGGCTCTGGCACTCAAGGAGCATAAAGCCGAAGTGTGCGAGATAGTGTTAGCGATTGACGACACGGAAATAACGGGACTCAACCTGTTACCGAGGACGGTTGAGATATTTACAGAAGTCAAAAATTCGGAGGAATTCGCTGGTTTTTTCGGGTCTACGCCACAGAAGAAAGAAAACGCATCTTCTGGCTCTGCTATGGCGAATACCGAGGCAGACGGACAGTAAAGCATTTTCTACGGTATGTCATGGCACGACAGGAGACAGATGAGCGTGAGATGGCATACCGTTTTTATATTACAGATTGTTTCTATGCAGAGGGAAACAATAAGAGAATGTCACATCGATTCTATGACCTGATCATGGGAAATGTCAAGTTTGATGAAGATGTGGACGGAGATGCGATAGCGGAAGAAGTGATCAGGAATGCAGGTCTGATATACAAGGAGTAGTTATGGATGTTTTTGATTTAAAAGGAGTGCTCTCGTTAGATACTTCAAAGTTTGAGTCAGGGCTGAAGGGTGCCGGGAATATGGCAACCAATTTCGGCTCTGGACTTGTGAATGGGTTCAAGAAGGTCGCAGGGCTCACTACCGCAGCCCTGGGGGCTGTATCGGCTGTGTCCGGGAAATTCCTAAAGGATGCGGTCAATACTGGCATGGCATTCGATTCCATGATGGGTCAGGTCGGTGCAACGATGGGCAAGGATGTCGAGGCGATGGAACAGGAATTGGGTTCCGTTGATGTGGCATTCGGTGACACTGTAAAGCACTTTGAAGGCTCACTCAGGGATTTCGCTCTTTTCATGGGTCAGAACACCAAATTTAGTGCGACAGAGGCGGCACAGGCATTGAACTACATGGCTCTGGCAGGCTATAACACCGAACAATCCATGCAGATGCTCCCGGCGGTTCTGAACATGGCGGCGGCAGGTGCTATGGACCTGGGTCGTGCATCAGATATTGTAACCGATGTCCAGAGTGCGTTGGGTGTGTCCTTTGAAAGAACTAACCAGATGGTTGACGAGTTTGCGAAGGCAGCATCAAGCGGAAATACCACCGTTGAGATGTTGGGCGAGGCATTCCTAAAGGTCGGTGGTCTGGCAAAGGAATTAAATGGCGGTATCGTGATCGGGGCCGATGGCATTGAACACGAAGTCGATGGAATCCAGGAACTTGAAATAGCATTCACAGCTATGGCTAATGCGGGTATCAAGGGCAACGAGGCTGGTACTCACATGAGAAATATGCTCTTAAAACTCTCATCACCTACAGACAAGGGCGCACAGGCTTTTGAGAATCTGGGTGTCAATGTATTCGATGCAGAGGGGCGAATGAGGTCTCTGGCTGACATCTTTAGTGATTTGAACGCTGGACTCTCCAAAGTCTCCCAGGCAGACAAACTTCAGGCGATAGGCAACATCTTCAACGCACGAGACACCGCATCAGCGGAAGCTCTTTTGGGTGCTATCGAGGGTACGGTCAAGTACGAGGGCGAAGTATATGCCATCTCCACCGCTTATGAGAAGTGGGGCGATGCGATATACGATGTAAACCAGGGATTTGAGGTCACAGCGGCATCATGGGACTATCTGGGAACTCAGATTCTGGATGCCGAAGGTGCGGCAGCAGCCATGTCCTCCAGACAGTTGAACAACCTAAAAGGTTCGATAACGCTCTTTAAATCGGCTCTGGAAACCGCAAAGATAACCGTTTCTGACAAACTAACTCCATCACTGAGAGAGTTTATCGATTTCGGCACGGAAGGATTGCAGAAGTTAGTTGATGGGTTCAACGAAGGCGGTCTGACCGGGGCGATGGATGTTTTTGGTGAGATTCTTTCAGACGGACTTGTGAAGATAATAAACAAACTCCCGAACTTTACCGAAGTCGCAGGTAACATCCTGAAGGCTCTGGGCAAGGGTCTCATGGACAACATCGATGCGGTGAGCGATGCGGCGACATCGATTCTGACGATGATAGCGGAACTCACTCTGAAGGGATTCCCGGCACTCCTTACAATCATCGGTGACATTTTCAAGAAGATAGGCACATGGGTTGTGGACAATGCAGACCTCATTCTGGATGGAATAGAGGGCGTTTTGGACACGATTATAAACTATGTGACCGATAACACGGACTCATTCCTTGAAGGCGCAGGACAACTCATAGAGAAGATTGTAGTAAGACTTCCAGAACTGATCAAAAAAATCACAAAGGCGATTCCTAAAAATATAAGGTCAATCTCAAAGGCGATTGTAGACAATGCTCCAATCCTGATCAAGGGTGCGACAGATTGCATAACGGAAATCGTAAAGGCACTGCCCGACATCCTCATGGCTCTGGTAGAAGAGGCCCCCAACATCCTAATGACACTCGTTAAGTCATTGACCGACAACATCCCTACTCTGGTCGCTGGGCTCATTCAGACCATCGGTGTACTAATCGACCACATCCCTGAGATTATCCAGGGCATTATAGATTATATTCCAGACATGATTGATATGCTATTTGACCGGGAGAATGGATTCTTGAGTCAGGACAATGTAGGTAAATTCATAACTGGTTTTGGAAAACTTGTTGTCAAACTGGTTCTGGCGATTCCACAGATAATATCATATTTACTCACTGACGGTATTCCGAGCATCATCAAGAGCATCTTAAATGCCTTTGGTATTGATATGAATGACCCTAATTCTCTGGGGTACAAGTTGTATCACAAATTCAAGGATTTTATGGATGGTGTGGCCCCGGTATTTGGTATTCTGGGCATAGCCGCAGAAGAAGCATTCGGTATAATCGTACAGGCATTCTCTGACCCTAAAGGTGCATTAAAGAGAGTGTTAGAGGACATGGTAATACTTGTAAGAAAAGCGGTTGAGGAAACCTTAAATGCCTTTGAAACATACCAGAACGCATACATTAAGTGGATTGAAAATCAACAGAATCAGGCGATAACGGAAGAAAACAAGAAACGCCTGGACAATGCTTTTAAGTTACTGGAAGAGCAGGGATATGTAATTGTAGAAGATGAGGAAGGTATAAGAAGGGCACTTAAACCGGGGACAAAAGATTATGAAGATTACATGAAGAACCACAAAGGTACATCGGGTGGCACATACTTCGGTGAGGGTGAAGCTCCCAAAGAAACAACCGGGTCAAGCACAAGCACATGGCGAAGGGGCAGCACTACGAGACCCACAACGGAACCCGGTGTTATCAATGTTGACTGGTGGGGTAGGACAATCGAGGACAAAGAACCACAGAAGGTAGAAGTCGAGTTTAGTGGAGAATCCACCGTCAAGGTCGAGGGTGCTAACGATGAACAGACATTTAAGCAGGTAAATAAAGTAGTCGTTGATAAGGCAAAGAAGGACTTGAGAATAATATCGTATGGTGAATAAAGGAGAATGATATGGCGGCTATGGATTTCAAGGTTGGCACTTCTGTAATAGGGAAATGCCTTAATTATAGATTCAGACCACAGGCAAGGAAAGTGATCAGTGCAGCTCTGGACGGAACAGTGTATGCCCAGAGTACGGGCAAAAGAATCAATCGGTACGAAGTGGACATATATTGTGCAACCGCAATCACAAGGGCACTTCTTGATACCGCCAATGGGTATTGTTCTGAAGTGACCCTTTGTGACAGGTCTGGCGGTGAGCATATAGGATTCATAGAAGAAGAGACATTAGAGTGGAAAGAGTGGACAGATGGGCATGGTGTGGCTCATTTTACTATAATAGTGGAGTAAGACATGAGAAATGACATAAGTAATGCTATAAAACTCAAAACAGATTCCAGAAAACAGACCATCTCTGAGAATGCCGAACCTTATCTCTCCCTGATCGTTGCGAGAAAAGAGACCATTCTGGACGATTTTTCATTCACGGAACGAAGAAGGGTGAGAAGGACTACTAAGAATACCATTAGCGATGTAGCGATAGCGGTCTCTCATCCGAAGGCAGGTAGAGATGATACCGAAGTTTTCGTAGCATATATAAAGAGCAATAATGTATATCTAAGACATAGCCTGATCTCAGCAGAAGTTTCGGATATAGACTGGAGCGAGATACCGCTTGAAAATGCCCTTGCCGGGACGAAGGTAGATGTGGCATTCGACCCTATGGTTGTGACTAACAGACAGGGCAACAATGAGTATGTCACTACCAGACGACCTTTGGTATTCTATCTCTGGAATGGATGGATTCGGTGCGTGGATTCGGAAGATGGGACGGAAACCCCATTGTGGGGAACTAACATCACCGATTTTTCTGCAAGGCAGACACCGTGGGGTCTGGGAATTTTCTATGTGAAGTCTGACGAGATTTATTATAGGATTCGGACAAATGGCGAGTGGGGTTCTGAGACCGCTGTAGGCGTTTCTTTGAGTAAAACCATAGATGGACTGTCAACATTCAATACTCTGGATGGATTCGGCATTCAGGTGCAATCTGGGACGAATTTATATTATCTGGTAGGTTCATATACTAACTCAGTATGGAGCTGGGGAAACTGGATGGGCAGCGACTATAGGACGGTCAGCGGAACGGGTGTATTGGTAGAATATTACGATGGCAAGCGTGAATTGTTCTATGATAACAACGGATTCTATTATGCCACAGAAACATCCGGGAATCCCTGGTCATTCGCAAGCGATGAAAAATTATATAAAGTGTCTTATGCGGTAATGGAACACGACCATACCAATCCGGGAACACTTTATTTTGCCACTGTAAAGCACGGTGATCAGGACATAATATATTTCTTTAGATATGCTTATATGAGAGATGTATCGGCTTATACGAAGAGCGTAGAGCAGCGTTTACAGACCGATAACCCTATAACCCAGATAAATGCGACTTTAAAGAACATAGATGATACTCTCTATACTTCAGAGGCTACATTGTTCACACCATCATCCATAATGAGACTGGGAGTGTCTTATGGCGATTCGGCTATCGTGCCGATGGGAGTTGGCTACATAGATCAGGCAACCGTGGAATATGGTGGAGCGGAAGTCTCACTGTCAGGCAGAAACAAGACCGGGGTTTATCTCAAAGACCAGACTTTTGAAGAAGATATGTTTTTGACCGATGTGCCTTCTTTGGTGGTTGAGCACATAATGGAGCAATTCGGTCTGATGAACCAGTACGAGTGTGACGACAGATACGATTTGATTGATGGAAACCCTAACATCGTTGATTTGGAAGTCAAAGCCAAGACAACTGGCTTACAGGCTCTGGAGACCCTTAATAAGATTATGACCCAGGATTCAGCCAACAAACAATGGCGATTCGAGGAAACTTATGATGGGACAATCGTAGTAGGATATGATGATTTCAGAACCGCTTATGTGCCGAAAAGCTACTACACATTCAATGGGCGGAACGATGTTTTTGCCGAAAGTGTAGACCGTTGCATAGATGGTGTTTATAACAAAGTCCACGTCACGGGGACCACTCCAAAGGGTAAAGAAATATCTTATACCTACAATGTCACAAATTTTAGGTTCTGGGATGTGGGCGAAAACAGGATTTATCACGCAAGCAAGATAGAAGGCATCGAAAAAGCCGAGTTAAAGGCTTACGCAAAGGCATTAGCTAAACAGTTGAAGTACATCGGTAGGACTATAACCTACAGGATGAACCTTAAACCGCAGCTACTGATCGGTGATGTGGCGACAGTGACTTACAGTGACGACCCAGAACCAGAAGAATTAGGTTACATCACGGAAATAAATCACACAATGGGCGAAGATGGATATTTCACCGAGTTTACCATTACATCCGGGGGAAATGTCACAGCGGTCACATATACACCTGCACAGACAAGAGGACTTAGGTCAAGTTCAAGCGAAGAAAGAGCTTATATCGCTGACAAGTCCGTGAATGGCACTAACAGAATCTCCCGACTGGCAGATTTCTTTGGGTTGGGTGGTGGAAATGGTGCAAACATAAGCGCAAGAACCACAATCATCCAGGGCGATTCGGTCAATCTCCCGGAGCTGATCAGGAATATCGGTTACAGATTATTAGACGAACCCACAAGCGTACAGATTCAGTATGACGATGAAGAGAACGAGGTCAAGATAAAATATACTGACCCTAACGATATTACATCGTATGCCCCGGTCCCGGTTGACTGGGCTGGCACGGTTATTGTGCGGAACGAGAATGGTGCGCCCTTGCATCCGTGGGATGGGACTATAATAAACGATTCCACCACAAGGGATGAGTATAAGAATGATTGGTTTATAGATGATAATAACATCCAAAGAGGCGGTCTTTACTTCTATGGTATATTCCCTTATCACATCGCTTTGGACGATAACGACCATCCTATTAAATATTACAGATGGACTAAAGTTGTATCGGTCAACACAGGACTTGATTTACAACCTGCTATCATCACTAACCTTGAGGTAGATGGCGTGAATGTTACAGTAAGTTTCGAGATTCCTGCTTTGAAGAATGGCTCTTATGCAAGCATCACTTTGGTAGCAAAGAAAGATGGAACACCTTTGTCGGTGGATGATGGGGATGAATTTATAACCTTGACAGATTCAGACACATCGGCAGAAGTTTCTGGGTTGGATGAGTTATCACATTATTATTTCGTGATATTCAGCGAAGATGACCAGGGCAATACCGCTACATCAGAGCCTATGGATTGTGAAACAGGTGAAGTTGGTTATGCTTGGATGCTTGAAGCTGAAAGTGGTTTAAGAGATTTGGTAAAAGGCATTGACCCTACAATTAGAGATGGGCATACACCAACATATAATGAATCCCTTGATGCACTGTACTTTGCGACTCACGACCATGCGGAATATTCTGGTAATTATCTATCTGCATTTGTTAAGAATTTAACCAGAATAACATTTGAGGGCACTTTAAGGAAAGACAGCTCAAATGGAAATCGTTTCCAATTTAGGATAGGTGACTTATGGTTTATCTTTTCGTGTGGAAGTTCTACACCATATCCTGCTATACAATATTGGGCTAATGGTGGCGATGGTGCAACTTATGACACATCAATAGAAGCACCATTAAGCAGACTATCCTTGAATCAATTTTACAAAATCAAGGTAGTAGCTAATATGGATGGAACAAAGTGTTTCAAGGATGCCACATTCTATGTCGATGATGAATTATATGGAACACATACTTATAATTTGGGATTGCGTGGTGGATTTAATGGAATATCACTTGATTGGTTAGACCAAAACTATATCAAAGGAACAAGCACTTTACTTTTGGAAAGTGGCGGTTTATATAGTGATGTATTTGATTATCAAGGAGAAATGAAATCACCATTTGTCGAATACAATTATCAACACTATTATGATGCTTACCAAAAGTGGCATATAGAATCTGATAACACAAAAGAATACTATGGTGCATGGGTGGCAAATGGTAATTATGGTACAGATTATTTCGAGTCTAAAATTGGTTTCGTAAAGGGTAATGCAACCAAGATGTATGTTGATATAGAATCAAGTGGTGGTTATGGTTCTACTTGCAAGATTGCATTTGCATTGCTGAAAACAACAGAATCTGGATGGTATAATTATAGTGATGATTCTAAATGTTGGGACAAGAAGATACTTGTTTGGAACAGTTATGCTCCCGATGGTGTGAACTTTGGAAGAAAAATATATGAATTACCTTTAGATAATGTTAATGGCACATTCTATATTTCATTTATGACAGGCGATATTACATTAAGTGTTATTAGAAAGATATGGTTTGATGCTCCAGTTGAAAAAGCATAAAAGGAGTGCTATATGAGTGATTGGAAAAATGTTCAATACAAAGATGGCAAATATAGAACAGATGAAGGTGGTGGAGGTGGTGGGTCTTCCACCTTCGCTGGTCTTGACGATGTAAGTTTCAATAATATCCAGAACGGACAAGTGCCGAAGTACAATTCCACAACGCAGAAATGGGAAAATGCTAATGAGACTGGCGGAGGTGGAACTGTTACTGATGTTAAAGTGGACGGGCAATCAGTAGTAAACCCTCAGACAGGTGAGGCTGAAATAACTATGCCAAGTGTTCCTGTTCAAGATGTGCAAGTTGATGGAACTTCAGTAGTTAATCAGCAAGGTGTGGCAGAGATAACAATGCCTACTCCACCTACGATTCCTGTTACAGATGTAAAAGTTAACGGAACATCTGTTGTTGATGCTAATAAAGAGGCTCAAATCACATCCTACAAAGAAGTCACACAAGCCGAGTATAATGCCTTACCTGCAAGCAAAACAAGTGATGATATTTTGTACTGTATTAAAGATGCAGGAGGAACAGATGGATTTCCACCTTTGATATATTCTGATGAGGAAAGAGAAGTCGGAGTATGGAGAGATGGGAAACCCTTGTATCAGAAAACTATAAATATGGGACAGTTAACATCAGGTGGTGATGAATACTCTGTTGCCCATAACATTTCTAATATTGAGTATGTGATTGATATTCAGTGTGTTGCTAAAAACCCATCGGGAAATTTTTATCCAGTACCAATATATCGTACAGGTCAAACAGCTGGTATTATGATTGGAGTTAGTAGTTCACATATATTCTATCGAAATAATTGGACAGCAATGTCTAATGTTTGTTATTGTACTGTTCAATACACCAAAACCACTGATACCGCAGGAAGTGGCACATGGACTACACAAGGTGGGTATGCTCATCATTATAGCACTACCGAACAGGTTTTTGGCACTTGGATTGATGGAAAACCTCTATATGAAAAAGTTTTAGAAAGTACAATGCCTACTGTCGCAACAGATGGAACATTTGTAAATCAGCACATTGATATATCAGATACAGATATTGATTATCCTGTTAGTTTTAGAGCAAATTTAGTTCTTGAGCAATCAGGTCAATTTTACTTTTTACCATATTCAAACAATTCTGGGAGAATTGCAAAAGCATTTGTTACTTCAAATAATAATTATAAACGAATAACCCTTACTACCGATGGTATAGTTTTTTCCGAGAAACCTGTTAAAATTATTTTACAATACACCAAAACCACAGATTAAGGAGGCATATTATGGGAAAGATGATATTAAACGGAAAAGAATATGCGGGAAGTAGTGGAACATCTAATCTTGCAGATTTAAACGATGTGGACGTAACAAGTCTTGCAGATGGTCAGATTCTTAAATGGGATTCTGTTGTTGAAAAATTTGTAAATTCTATATATAAAAATAGTAATTCCATATTTATTCCCGAAGATGGCAGAACAGGACAAAGACTTTTTTCCATGAACATTGGGGGTATTGGAGCAACAGCTAATACGGGATGGAAATTTCAATTAGCAAAAGTTCGATATGCAAATTTGGTTGGGATTATTATTTCAAGATTCAATATAGGCATGGTAAATTTGGCAACAGATGGAAATGGAGATTTAACATCAGACAGAGTAGCGTTAAGTAGTTTATTTAAGGGCACGCAAGGTGCTAATCTTTCTTTTACTTGTAGTAATAATGTTTGCAAAATATACGATGGGATAACTAATAATTCGTGGGGATTTATGATAGGAGCAACAAGTTGCGATTTTACAGTTACAATAGGTGAATGATTAAAACCACAGATTAAAAGGAGAAAGCATGGATGAGGTATTAAGTGGTATTTCAATTATCCTTATGGCATTGGTTGTTATTTTAGTGATAATAAATATCGTCCGGGATGATGAAGAATAACAGAAAGTCAACAGTTTTTTAATGGAAAATGGAAGTATAATATTCTGGGAGGTGGGAAAATGGACAAGGAAATCATAATTGCCATCATAGTGTCGGTGTTTGGGTCGACAGGATTTTGGGCACTGATCACGGGTATTTGGCAAGCAAAGACAAAAAAGAAATCAGCGGAATCCAGAATGCTGAAAGGCATCGGACATGACCGCATCTGTGAGCTGGGCAGCAGATTTTTAAAACAAGGGTATATAACAAAAGACCAGTATGAGAATTTACATGACTATCTGTTTATTCCTTATCACGATTTAGGCGGCAACGGAACAGCTGAGAAAATCATTGAGGATGTAAAGAGGTTACCAATTAGGGAGGTGTCAGATGCTGAAAAGACTTGCTAAACTTGTTGATGTCAAAAGTATAGTGACTTTTGTATTGACCGGGGTGTTTTCCTATTTGTCTATTATCCAGGCAATCAAGCCTGATCAATTCCTAACCATCTTTACCATGATAATATCGTTTTATTTTGGTACACAAGCAGGTAAAAAAGAAGCACTTGAGAACAAAGGAGAGGAAAAGGATGAAAATAATATTGGGTAATGCGGTAAGTGATGAATTTGGACACGCAAGGGATGGGAAACCCGGCGACCAGAAACAGACAACCGTGGATGATTATTCTGGCGAAGTAAAACTGCAAAATTTCTACATGAACAAAAAGGGATGGAACATTCTGCGATTCAAGAAGGTCCAGTATGCCATTTGCGCTGCAAAATTGATGAAAATAGCGTGTAATAACAAACACATAGGATATTCTCAATCTGACCGCTATGGAATCATTAAAAAGGGCATAGACACTCGTGAGGATGTGAACTGTGATTGTTCGTCATTGGTTCGTGAAGTATTCCAGGAGGCAACTGGGAAAGCGATCAGTGACTTCTCAACGGAAGATGAGGTTAAGGTACTTCAGAAAACTGGGTTGTTTTTCCCTACTATCACATACAAGGCAGGCACTACGCTCTATGATGGTGACATTCTCGTGACCCGGACAAAGGGACACACCGCCATTGTGGTTGAAGGAATGCCCAGAAAGAATCCATACGCTGAACCATTGACAAATGTAACATCAAAGGCAAATGCAAAGGCTACAGGATGCAAAAAATACATCTCTGAGGGCGAAGGTGTACAATGGGTCCAGTGGGAATTATGCCATGCCGGGTATCAAACAAAGATTGACGATTGCGGTGGCATTGACGGAAACTGTGGAAGTGGCACTGTAAGTTGCATAAAGGCATTCCAGAAAAAGAATGAATTAGAGGAAGATGGAATCTGTGGCCCCGATACCAGGAAGGCTCTGAAAGGATGAGCGGATGAAGATATGCGACTTTACAAAGAAAGAATTGGACAAATTCAGGGCAGAATGTAACTTTACAGAGATAGAAAGTCTCTGCTTTGAAGGAAAAGCAAAAGACCGCACGAACATCGAACTGGCGATGGCACTCAATGTGTCGGAAAGCACAATTTCTGTCACGATGCGAAGAGTCAGGACTAAAATAACAAAGGTTTTGGATTGGGAGGTATGATATGTGCAAAGAAATGTGCGTAGATTGTGCGCTTTATCCTGAAATGCACACGGTCAAGGAATGGGCAGAACTACCTGACAAGGTATCGGTCAGAGGGAAATGGTATGTTTACGAAGATTATCGTACAGACAATACAACAAACATTCCCCGGTTCAAATTCGGTGATGGGAAAACACTGATCTCTAAACTTCCTTTTTGTACAGCGGCAATCACTGACAATGATGTGGAATTTTGGGACGAAAAGCAGGATGCAAAATAGTTTTTTAACAGATTTATAACAAGTTTCTACCAACTTCATAACATTTTCTCAAAAAGAATCTCACAAGTTGAGGTTCTTTTTTTATGTTAGCATAAAAACCAACAAAAGAGCCGGGTGACTTACCCGACTCTCCTGAAGGACAAAATGACATGAGTAATCATGTCGAAGCACTGACTGCATCTTAATTATAAGACAGGTTTTGTAAATTGACAAGGTGGCTTATGAAATATATTTATTATAACCCTAACCCAGATGGGGCCATGACTGGCGATTGTGTGATCAGGGCGGTGTCGAAGGTGACGGAACGCTCATGGGATGAGACTTATGTCATTCTGGCAAGTTATGGATTCGGCTTTAAGAAACTTATGAATACGGATGTGGTCTGGGGCGCATACCTTAAAGACATGGGATTCTCAAGGTATTCGTTGCCAAACTCATGCCCGCATTGTTATACGGTGAGGGATTTTTGCAGAAGTCACCCAGATGGGACCTATGTATTATGTACGGGAACTCATGTGGTGGCGGTGGTTGATGGAAACTATTATGATTCCTGGGACTCTGGACAGGAAGTAGTGGCATACTATTGGAGGAAAGATGGCATACTTTAATAATATTTATCCAAACTATTCTTATAACTATCAGCAGAACTATCAGCAGAATAGGACGATTCAGGATGGCGGTTTTGTATCGGTTCGCTCTGAGGAAGAGGCGAAGTCATGCCCCATCGCTCACGGAACATCGATTATGTTCAAGGATGAGACCGCTCCTTACATCTACACAAAGACCCTGGGATTCGGTCAGTTTGATTCACCGACTTTTGAAAAGTACAGACTGATCAAGGAAACACCACAGAACGCCCAGAATGGCATCAAAGAGGATAAGACGGACGATTTACCCATCTATGTTACTAAAAGCGAATTTGAGCCATTTCGTGAAGAACTGGAAGGGCTTAAAGAGAAGATAGGACAGTTGAGGAAGGAGTTAGGCGATGAATAACATAATGCAGATGATTTCAATGTTTAGGAATAACCCTATGGCGGTGATTTCACAATCTATGGCAAATCCTATGGCGGTAATATCACAGTTTTATAATATACCACCAGAACTACAAAATGCACGGAATGGGCAGGATGTAGTTCAATACCTTTTGGATTCTAAACAGACAAATCAGCATAAATTAAATGAGGCAATACAGACAAGCAGACAACCTCAATATAATCAATTTAGAAGATAAAGTGGCGCAACTTTATATACCGGGTGTCAATAGTGGCACTCGCTAACCTTACACAATTAAAGGAGGATTTTTTATGGCACTAACAGACGAAAGTACAGGCATGGTTATGCCCGTGTCACCTATGTACGGTGGCGGAAATGGTGGTTTCGGTGGATTCGGCAACGATGGATGGTGGATAATCTTATTATTGCTCTGCTTTGGTAACAATGGATGGGGCGGTAATGGTGGTGGAAACAATCTCTATCCCTGGCTGAACAACTCTAACCAGATTAACGATGGATTCAGGGATTCGATGCTCAACTCATCAGTAAACTCAATCTCTAATGGCATCACAGCAGGCTTTGGAGACATCCAGACCGCTCTTTGTGGTGGATTCGCAGGCGTGAATGCATCAATCAATGGGGCTCAGAACGCAATCGCAGCTCAGATGTATGGAAACGAGATAGCAAGCCTTGAGAGAAGTTTTGCAGCACAGACCGCCAACACTTCAGCGATTAGCGGAATATCGAGCCAGTTAGCACAGTGTTGTTGCGACAACAGATTAGCAACCTGTCAGACACAGAACCTTGTATCTAACGAAGGTGCGGCTACAAGACTCGCAATCCAGGAACAGACACAGGCAATCCTTGACAAGATGTGTCAGCAGGAAATCGATGCTTTGAAAGCTCAGAACATCGCACTTCAGAACCAGGTAAATATGCAGGCACTGGCAGCATCACAGGCTACACAGACCGCAGCCCTGATCGCAGACAACACCGCACAGACACAATACATCGTCAATAGGGTAGCTCCTTATCCTATTCCCGCATATACCGTGGCTAACCCGGTAACCCCGGCTACCACATAAGGAGGTGCGGTTATGGATAAATATAAGGAACTTGAAGAAATGCTTTGTGACGAGATTGACAGAATTACGGAACGCAAAGAACTCAATGGCAGCTCACTTGAGATGCTTGACAAACTCACCCACACGCTGAAGTCTATTAAGACAATCGATGCGATGGATGATTATGATGATGGCTATGCTCACGATTCCATGTCTTACAGAGGCAGAAGAAGAGATAGCATGGGCAGATATGCCAGTGAAGGCAGATACGACAGATACACCGGGAGGTACTAATGATTTCTCGCAGGGACTTAGAACTGGCGGTGACGGAACTCGAAAATTCACCACCGACTTATCAGGTATGCTCTAAATTAGCAGACCTATATATCATCTTAGACCACTTGAAGGACGAATACGCTGAATCAATGGGCGATACGGAATTTCTGAGAGTGATCAGGAATAAGGATATAAATGGGATAATGGGTGTGATGGACGAATTGATGTCAGCGACAAAGGTTCTTAGTCCCAAATTGTACGAGAATGTCATTATAAGGATAAACGAACTATGAGAGATACACTGATTATAGCATTAGAGGCGGCATGGGAACTTGACCCGGTGCGCCTTGAAGGAAAACTTTGGGAAGAGGTTGAAAAATCAGACCAGATGTGTTATGATTTCCACGGTTTCAAGAAAAGTGTCGAACAAGTGTCGAACCAAAAACGGAGAATGTCCTATTTATGCGTATTCTCAGACTTTGGTTATTGACTCTTAATCAGGGTGTCCAGGGTTCGAGCCCCTGAAGGTGCAGATAAAGAAAACCCTTGAAAATACTACATTTCAAGGGTTTTTATTTTGCCCAAATCTTGTAAAATCTTGTACAAACTTATACAAAGATGGTGTCGAACTTGGTGTCCGAAAAGCCTTATTTTAAGCCATTCTTGAATTGTCAGATAATAAAAGTGTCGAACAAATGTCGAACCAGATTTGCATTTTTACAATATCCGGGATATAATCAAAATAGATAGTTACTCATTGGTCATGGAATTAAACTCCGGGAGAACACTCTGGCTGCGGCTGGGGTGTTTTTCTTTGGAATACCGCATCCAGCTTTTCCGCAGTATTCTCACGCTGCTCATCCAGATGTGCGTATATTTGCATTATCATCTGTGTCCCCTCGTGACCCATCAGCTTAGCTGCCATCTTGACCGACACATTGGAATAGTAGAGCATGGTAGCGTAGTTATGCCGAAAGATGTGTGCGGTCAGCGTTGTAGATGATGGTGCAAACTTTGACATAGCATCCGTGATGGTATTCCAGAACTTCCTATAACTTGACTTTGAGATGTACTTTCCATTAAATCTCGGCTGCTCAAAAAGACATTTCTCTTTGGTTGATGCGTAGGCGGTCAGCTCCTGGAGAAAATCGGACGGTATCGGGACCTTCCGTGTGCTTGCCGATGATTTGGTAGTCCTCTGGAGAACCGGGTCATTCTCGTCAAACACGATAACCTTATCAATGTTCAGCATCCCATTCTCAATGTCACTAACTTCCAGAGCAAGGGCCTCTTCTTTTCTGATTCCAGTATAATATAATAATTTAACAAAGATTTTGTGCATCTCTGGGAACTCAGCAAGGAACAATGCCTCTTTCTCAGATTCCGTCAATGCCCTTTTCTCTGACTTTGGTTTCGGTGGAAGGACTAACTTCTTAACATTTACATTCTTGACCAATCCCTCATCCGATGCCGAATTGTATATCTGTCGTATGGTAAGCCTGATCTTGTTGCAGGTCTCGTAGCGGTCAGCTCTCTCGTTGATGATTCTCTGTAAGTCAGATAACGATATTTCTGAGAAGTACAGGTCACCTATTTCTGGCACTAAATGATTCTTTAAAATATCCCTATACATCCTTTTGGTGTTCAATGAGCGAACCGCCTTAGTATTATTGAGCCATCTGTCAGCGTATGTCTTGAAATAAATCCCCTCGGTTATGTCATGCATCGCCATCCATGTCTGCTTGGCATCCTCAATTCGCTGATTCAATTCTGCGATGGTGCGCCCGGTAAATGACTTCCTAATGGGTATTCCGTTTGCATCCCTACCCAGAGTGACTTTCTTTTCATACACATTCTTGCCATTCTTTTTTTTCATAGGCAGCCCTCCTTAGTGCTTGGGTGCTTTATCCATTGTCGCTTTAAACCATCCGCCGCCATCACCTTTTATACTGATGTAATAATCCTGAGAAGTATGATAGTAGTCCAGGTCGTCACCTATGAAACCCATAAGCGCATTTGCATAGCTGTCCGGGATATTCTTAAATGAGATTCCATCCTTGCCAATCTTGACGGTAAAATCAAGTGATGCCATGTCCTCAAGAACTTTCTCATCGCATCCTGCAATCTGGAGCCATTCATAAAGCATCTTGTAAATTTCCCAATCTTCCTCACTTGCCGCATAATTTTCAGCAGACACAAAGCCATCATCGGATATTTCGGTTTCCGTTGGGGTTGGTGTACTTGTGGGCGGTTCTGTAGGTTCCTCTTTAGGCTTTTCTGTCGGTGCGGTTGTCTGGATTGGTTCAATAGTGGGTTGATCAGTGGCTTTATTTGAGCATCCACAAAGACACAATGCCAATACCATTATAATAAATAGTTTTTTCATATTATTCCTCCTTACTTGAAAGAGATTCAAGCAGACTTATAGCGGTTTCCAGATTCTCTGGGGCCACATTCACTGCCGCCTGGTACAGTTTTGCTCTAAGGCTTGCCTGACCTATAATCGGCGGGTGGTCTACCTTGAGCCTGACAGGTTCTTGACCTTCCGCCTCGTAAGTTGCGATTACATTGGTGGAATTTTCATAACCCATGAGCCATGCTGCACTACAATGGAAGATTGAACTTAATTTATCTACATGACTTCTCTTTAATTCTACCTCACCATGCTCCCATTTAGAGATGGTCTGGCGTTGTACACCTAACATTTTCCCTAACTCTTCCATAGATAACCCCTTTTCAACACGCTTATCATGGATTCTTTTACCCATCTGTTTCATATTTGTCACCTCCTTGTATTCATTATATCGGTATGGATGTTAAAAATATAACCCTTTTTGATAAAAAAATCAACCACGCAAAAAAAAAATAACAAAATATGTTAATTTTTAGTTGACAAATCGAAATTGTGTGGTATAATGTTCGCAAATGGAAACATTTTACAACTAAAGAAGGGAGAAAAAGGAATGTTTAACAAACAGGAACTCAAATCGGTTATGGCCCTTTTCGGAGATAACCAGGAAACATTAGCGAGTGCGCTGGGGAAACGAGCGGCAGCAATATCGGCTAAAATCAATGGCAAGCGTGAGTTTACGATACCAGAAGTTGATGCAATAGCAAGAAGATACAATCTGTCGGCTGAAGCCCTAAAGCGTATTTTTTTTGCCTCTGATGTCCCTTAAAAACATACATTAGAGCAAACAATGTGAAGGAGAGCATACATGAAGTGGTACGAATGTGAATATTGCGGTGCATCCCTTGACCCTGGGGAAAACTGTGACTGCCAGAACGAGAAAGAAGAGAAAGACCGTAAAATTCAGGATATGTTCTCTGAAGGAGAAGATGGACAGATGGAAATGAGATGGGAGGCAATATGCAGGCACTGAAAAGCACAAAAGAAATCGCTCAGATTTTTGGAATCCCAGAGAGAAGAGTCCGGGACCTATGTAACGCAAGGGGCCAAAAATTCGCTGTAAGGCTGACGAAACCCAAAGGCAAGTTTTATATCGACCCTGATCTGTTTGAGCGGTTCTTAAAAGAAAGGAGACTGGCATGAAGGCATTAGTAATTGATGTAATCGCTATTTTAGAAATGGTAGGAGTAATCGCACTGATAGGTATAGGCGGTGGCGTAGAGCAAAATCTGATGCCGTTTGCTGACGGAATCAAATATGTGCTTATCATCGGTGGTCTGATGGCATTGGGAGCTGGCATCTTGTGGCTGACCAGGGACAAAGAAAAATTTGAGTGAAGAAAGGACAAAATGACATGGAGTTTAAACTAACAAATTATGAACCAATCAAGTCTATCGATTTTAACTATGAAGAAATCAAGGCAGAACTTTTAGAGAAGATTGATGGTTATGACCGCATCGTGTACACGGACGATACCATCAAAGCCGCAAAGACAGACCGGGCGGATTTGAACCGCATGAAGAAGGCTTTAAACGACAAAAGGCTTGAAATCCAGAGAGAGTTTATGAAACCTTTTGATAATTTCAAATCGCACATAGACGAGTGCATCGGCTATATCAACAAGGCGGTTGAGAATGTAGATTCTCAGGTAAAAGCCTATGAGACAAAAGTCAAAGCCGAGAAAGAGCAAGAAATAAGGGGTTTATTCGATGTAGCAAACACTTTTGTCTGGTTAAAGTTTGAGCAGATATTCGACCCTAAGTGGCTGAACGCATCGACATCGATGGGGACAATCGAGAATGACATCAATGTGATTTTGGCGGGCATCGGAACAAATCTGGAATCGCTGAAGGGTCTGGAATATGAGTTTGAGGCTACAGAAAGATACAAGGAAACCTTATCAATGAACGAGGCACTAAGCGAAAACAGGAGACAGGGTGAACTTGCTAAAAAGAAAGCAGAACTTGTAGAACCCAAATCCGAACCCACACTGATCGAGGTTGCAAAGGTGGAAGAACCTAAGTCATGGATGAAACTTGAAGTAAAGATAAACAGTAAAGAATATGATGCCCTTGCTAAATGGCTTGATGATATGGGCATAGATTGGAGTATGAGATGAGCGATAGTTTAGTAAATGTGATAAATGGGACTGTAGGTAAGAAGGACATATATGAAAGCATAGCCGCAGTTATGGCTGACATTGGAGCGGTAGGCAAGAACTCAAAGAACTCTCAGCAGGGATTTATGTTTAGAGGTATTGATGCGGTGATGAACGCATTATCCCCGGCACTGATCAAAAACAAGATGTTTGTGGTCCCCAGAATCATAAGTCAGGAGAGAGATGAAAGAACAAACACTAAGGGCACGACTCTTTTCTATGTGCGATGCACAATCGAATACACATTTTATGCGGAAGATGGCAGTCACCTTGAGGCGGTGGTAATCGGTGAGGGTATGGATGCCGGGGACAAAGCAACTAATAAGGCTATGTCAATCGCATTCAAGTACGCTTGTTTCCAGGTATTTTGTATTCCTACAGAAGAGATGGTTGACCCAGATGCAGAGTGTCACGAGGTAAAACCAAAAGAGAAAAAAGCAGAACCAAAGGCAGAGCCTAAGACTGGAAAAACAGAACCACAGGTAGACGAAAATGCCCTGATCAATGCGGTGCAGCTCAAGGCACTGAAGTCGAGAGCGGAAAAGGACAATGTGAAAGAAGAAGTCCTAAAGAACCTTTATAAAGTGGACGATTTGAAGAACCTTACATTAAAGATGTACACAAACATAAATGACTTCTGGGACAGAGTAGTGGAGATAGCAAATAAATGATTGGAAAACTGACAGATATATCCAAAAGTTTACAGGGCAGATTCAGAGTGACTTTTGAAGTGGATGCCATAGACGAACTTAATGGGATGGAAGATAAGGAATTGACCGTCAGAGTCACCAGAAAGGCAAATAAGCGGTCTTTGAACGCTAACGCATACTTTCATGTATTGGTAGATAAAATCGCTGAAAAACTGAATGTATCGCATTTTGAGATACATAACCGCATGATAGCAAGATACGGATATATAGATGAAGGCGTGAAAACAATAATCATGTTAGACACGATTCCTTATGAAAAACTTGAGGTATTGCATCTCAGACCGACAACAAGCACAAGAATACTTGATGATGGGAGACTATATCGGGTGTTCTTTGTGATGAGAGGGTCACACACCTACAACACGATAGAAATGACCAGATTGATAGATGGAACGGTTAGCGAGGCGAAGGAATTAGGGATAGAAACTTTAACCCCGGCAGAGTTAGAAAGGATGATGAGCGCATGGAGTCAATCTTACAAAAAGAACGAGAATGCTACATCTGCGGAACAACAATCGGACTGGAGTGCCATCATGTGATACATGGGACATCGAACCGCAAGAACTCAGAAAAGTATGGATTGAAAGTCTGGCTATGTCATAACCATCACCACCATGTACACATGAACCGGGAAGTTGATTTGGGACTAATTCAGCAGGCGCAGACATTATTTGAAGAAACACACACAAGAGAAGAGTTTAGAGCCATATTCGGCAAGAGTTGGCTATAGGAAGGAGATTATTTATGAATTTTGTAGCGATGATGGGCAGACTTACAAAAGACCCGGAAGTGAGATATACGCAGGGACAGACACCAATGGCGATTGCAAACTTTAGTCTGGCGGTTGACCGCAGATTCAAGAGAGAAAACGAGCCAGATGTTGATTTCTTTAACTGTAGTGCTTTTGGTAAGACCGCAGAATTTATAGAGAAGTATTGCAAGAAGGGAACTAAGCTGATTATCCAGGGAAGGTTGCAGAATGATTCTTATGAGAAGGACGGAGTTAAGAAAACGACTACAAAAATCATCGTGGAACAAACCGAGTTTGCGGAGAGCAAGAAGGCGAGCGAAAGTAATGATCAGGGCGGCACGGAAAATCAGAACAATAACCCGTCAGCTCCTGATGGGTTCATGCAGATACCATCTGACTTAGGGGAGGCGTTACCTTTTGGCTAATAAATACAACGCAAGGCAGATAGTGATCGGGGATGAGGTTTTTGATTCCAAAAAAGAAGGTAAGAGGTGGATGATTCTCAAACAATATGAGAAAGAAGGCAAAATTTTTAATTTGCAAAGGCAAGTAAAGTTTGTACTCATTCCATCACAGAGAGAACCAGATAAAGTAGGTGCAAGAGGCGGCGTTATTAAAGGCAAGGTCATTGAGAAGGAATGCAGCTACATCGCAGATTTTATGTATGGCACGGAACAAGGCATTGTAGTCGAAGATGTCAAGGGGTACAAAAGAGGCGGTGCGTATGCGGTGTTTTCGATTAAGAGAAAACTAATGCTGAAAGAATATGGTCTCAGAGTAAAGGAGATTTGATGATACATTTAGGAGATATAACAAAAATAAAAGGGTCTGAAGTTGCACTCGTAGATGTTATCACAGGCGGTTCACCTTGTTAGCCAGGATTTGAGCGTGGCAGGGAAACGGAAAGGACTGGCAGGAGAGCGAAGCGGTCTTTTCATGGAGCAGATGCGATTGATTAAGGAGATGAGAAATGAATCTGAAAAATTACGAATGCACGGGTCAGATGAGCCTATTCGACCTCGATATATGGTCTGGGAAAATGTCTATGGAGCATTCTCTTCCAACAATGGAGAAGATTTCAGAGCGGTGTTGGAAGAAGTTGTCCGGGTCAAAGACAAAGATGCCGATATACCTGGACCTCCGAAAGATGGATGGCCCCGCGCAGGATTTATCATGGGTGACGGATTTAGTGTCGCTTGGAGAGGGCATGATGCTCAATTCTGGGGTGTCCCTCAAAGACGAAAAAGAATTTGTGTACTGGCTGACTTTGACGGGGACTCAGCAGGAAAGATACTCTTTGAAAATGAACTTTGGGGAGAAACCGATGATGGTCAAACCTACAAGATTGTCACAGATTTTGGAGCAATCCCCGGATGCGAAATACAATCTATCCCCCAGAGCGTGTCAGGGCATCCTAAACCGGGCGGAAAAGAGGGGGAAGGCTTTACCAGAGATTCTGAAATCAGCACTGGAGAGACAGGCGCAGTCATAGGTTTCAACAGAGAGCGATGCGGTGCGGTATCAATGCAAGACATGATGCCCACACTACAAGCGGCGGCAGGCGAGAGCGGAAATAATCAGCCGATGGTATGTCTGGGCGCAGATATGTACAACCAATCGGTGTCCGGGGATGTAGCGGTCACATTGAACGCACATTTGGGACCGAGTGGAAGTCACTCAGGTCCCACACTGATCACTTATGGAATATCGTCTTATGATTCCAATGCTATGAAGTCAGATAACCCTAATTCTGGCATATATGAGGCAGACACAGCAAGGACTTTAGACCTTAATGGAGCAAACCCAGCTTGTAACCAGGGTGGGATGATGGTTTACAAAAAAACGAGCCATGCGAAGTTTAAGGGTGATGGGCAGGGGTGGACGGAAACGGAGACCAATGACACATTGAATGCCTTTGATAGTGGTGAGAGCAGAGTGCCTACTTTGGTGGTAGGAGCGGTAGAGTCACATCCGCAGGATTCCAGAGTCAAGATAAACGAAGATGGAGTCAATCAGACTATATCTGGGAATATGGAGCATGACCCGGCAAATGGTGGCTTAGTAGTAACCGCTTTTGTCCAGAACCAGAGAGATGAAGTAAGGGATTTAGGAGAGCAATCGGGAACTCTTCATGCAGAAAGCGGTACGCATGAGCAAACATTCCTTTGTATTGAGAACCATCCCAACGATTCCAGAGTAAAGATCAGGGAAGATGAGGTATGCCAAACCCTTGATGCAAGGATGGGACTGGGTGGCGGAAATGTGCCGATGGTGGCTAAAGCGGTCAATCTCAATGGTGAAGAGGTAAGCAATACCATCGTGAGTAGTCTGGCAAATGCAAATGTAGGGAGTACACAGGACAGATTGAATGTGGTTGAGACATACCAGAAAGTCACGGGACCTTTGATGGCAAGCGGCTACAACAAGTTAGGCACAGAAGAGGCATTAAGTGATATGTATGTTGTTCCAGAACCTTATTCGGGGACTTGTGGAAGTTATCAGGAAGTCAATCAAGGAGTCTCTTCTACACTTATGGCACGAGATTTTAAAGACCCACAGTATGTATCGGTTGGTGTCGTAAGGCGATTGACCCCTACGGAATGCGTTAGGTTGCAAGGATTCCCTTCTGGATGGATGGACATTGGTGAGTGGGTGGATTCCAAAGGCAAACTACATAAGGATGCTGATGCGCCTAAGTATAAAGCGGCAGGCAATTCAATCGCTTTACCATTCTGGCAATATCTGGCATCTAAGATCAGGAGTTATTTAGGGGACCATCCTACAATGGCAAGTCTGTTTGATGGCATCGGTGGATTCCCCCTCACATTCTACAGAGCGGGCATAAATCCCCTTTGGGCGAGTGAGATAGAAGAATTCCCCATAGCGGTAACAAAAAGGCATTTTAAGGAAAATGGTGAAATAGATATATAAAGGAGTGATTGAAGTTGGCTGAACGCAGGATGTTCGCAAAAACAATAATTGATAGCGATGCTTTTCTGGATATGCCCTTATCATCACAGGCATTGTACTTCCATTTAAGCATGAGGGCAGATGATGAGGGTTTCGTAAACAATCCCAGAAAGATTCAGAGGATGATAAACGCATCTGATGATGATTTGAGAGTTTTGTTAGCGAAGAACTTTATCATAGCCTTTGAGAGCGGAGTAATAGTCATAAAGCACTGGAAGATACACAACTACATCCGGGGCGACAGGATAAATGCTACTAACTACCAGGAAGAAAAAGCCTTATTAGAGATAAAAGACAATGGTTCGTATACATTATGTCAGACAGATGTCAGTCAAATGTCAGACATAAGTCAGGCAGATGTCAGCATAGGTAAGGTTAGGTTAGGTAAGGTTAGTATAGGTAAGGAGAGAGAGAGTAAAAGCAGAGCTTTTACACCGCCCTCTCTGGACGATGTTAGGGCATATTGTCGTGAACGGAACAACAATGTTGACCCACAGAGGTTCATAGACTTTTACGAGAGCAAGGGATGGTTCGTAGGCAAGAACAAAATGAAAGACTGGAAGGCAGCGATCAGGACATGGGAGCAGAGAGACAAGGAAACACCTAAGAAGAAAACGGATTCCATGACCAGAGACTATTCGGATGAAGATTATCTGGCATTCGAGAGAAAAAAGTTAGGTATAGGAGGATAAGATGGCACAACGAGACATGGTAGCAAAATATATAAACGATTTTGGTTCGATAACATCATGGCAGGCATTCGCTGATTTGGGGATAACCAGATTATCGGCAAGGATATGGGAGCTGAAGAGAGACGGTTACTTTATCGCAAAGGAACGGAAAGTCACTCTGAACCGCTATGGTAAGAGAGTATTTTACGATAAGTATACCATAACAGGACAGATAGGAGGCATAAATGAATCTGTACAGTCAGTACATTAAGGTGGTGTCGATGGCGGTGGCGGTTATAATGACCGCTATCGCAGTATTCCCATACACTCTGAGAGATGTGGATTTGATGGCGGAAGTCATTTATCACGAGAACTGGTATACCGACAAAAACCACGAGGCGGCATTTTTGACCGGGGCGGTGGTAAAGAATCGCATTGATCGGGATGAACCGTGGTTGCATCTGAACGGAGATAAGACTGTTTACGATGTGGTTTACGCAAAAGGTCAGTATTCTACCACAAAGAAATTCTTTACAGAGAAAATCCCGGACGAATGCAGACAGATGGCGATTGACATTCTGAGCCACGAGACGGAAGTGCCAAAGGATGTGATATACCAGGCGACATTCAAGCAGGGTAAGATTTACAAAATAATAAATGGAGAATATTTCTGTCATGGGTGAGTGGAAAGTTTACAAAATATATTTATTTTGGAGAAGTGATTGGATGTATCTGGTCGGACGGAAGATTGATGAGACTGGACCTTTAGAGAATAGCAACATTGAATGGGAAGGGTTTTATTCAAATGATCAGGATGAGTGCATCCGATTCGCTAAAGAATTGAATAGGAGACAAAATGGGCAAACTGAGTAAAGAAGAGACCGCAAGGTTCTCTGGAGCTGACTGGATGCTGAGATATGCAGAAGAGCATGGACTGGACGAGGCACGGAAAGAGTTAGAGCGCAGGGGTGTAAGGCAGATTCCTTTGAAGATGAAGGATGAAGATGTATTGAACTTATACCAGAACGAGAGAAAGAACATCACCGCCTGTATATTGACTCTGGCGGTGAGCACGCTGAGAGATGAGTACGGATTCTCAACGGAACGAGTGAGAAGGTTCATTGAGAGATTCAACTTAAAGGCAGCTTGTATTGCTGAAGATTATGTATCGTTTGAGGACTTGCAGGAAAGCATACATCAGGAAACGGGAGTGTATATAACATTACCGGGAGATTATGTGGTATGAAAGAAGGATATGACAAGAAATGTTATATTTGCAAGAAGAAATTTTGTACTTATGCGGCGTATGAATACTGGACATACCAGAGACACGCTGGGAAATCAAGGCGGTTCTTTTGTTCATATGCTTGCATGAGGAAATACGACTTACAGAGAGGAAAACCAGAGAAGATGATAGTTGTAAGAGATACTTGCGCCAATTTCTGCGGTGATGATGAAGAATATAATTGTTTTATACATGGGGTATTTGTTACTTGTGATGGGTGCAAGGACTATAAGGACTTGAAGGCAAAAGCAGACGAAGTATGGAGGGAACGGAATGAAGGTAAGCCAGACACTTGAGACTACGGTCGTTAAAGACCCAAAAATTCTAAGGGACAAAATCGTAAAAAAGTATGGCAATATCAGGAGATTTTCAAAAAAGGCAGGGTTCACGGAAAGTATGGTATGTCACATCCTACATGGACGAAGGAAACTATACCCGTGGTCCAGGGAAAGTTTTGTAACATTGTTAGAGATTCCAAAGACAGAATATGACATTTATTTTAGGAGAGAGGCATGACAGAGAATTATCCAAGGAAAATTAAGTGTGAATTATACAATGATTCAATGCAAGGATGGAAATGCTATCCCATCCAAAAGGCTCAGTTGATTATCGCAGATGTACCTTACAATGTGGGCAATAACTTTTATGGTTCAAATCCTATGTGGTATGTAGGAGGGGATAACAAAAATGGAGAGAGCAAACTTGCTGGCAAGGCTGCATTTGCATCAGATTTTAATTTTAACCTGTTTGAATACTTCCATTTTTGTTCGAGGCTAATGAAGAAAGATGATACAAAGCCAGCAGCAAAAGGAAGGAGTACAAACAGCCCTTGCATGATTGTATTTTGTAGTTTTGAGCAGACACATACATTGATTCAGGCAGCAGCAAAAAATGGATTCCCAAAGTACATTCCTTTAGTGTTTATAAAAAATTACAGCCCGCAGGTGTTGAAAGCAAATATGAGAGTTGTCGGTGCTACGGAATACGCATTATTGTTTTATCGTGATCGCTTGCCGAAATTTAGAAATGGATTGCGGGTTGATGAAAATGGCAAAAACATTGTTGGCACGGGCCACATGGTATTTAACTGGTTTAAGTGGGAGAAGGATGGGAAAGACATTCCTAAGATACACCCGGCTCAGAAACCCGTAAATCTGTTAAAGAAATTGATTCAAACATTCACAGACCCTTACGATGTAGTGATTGACCCGTGTTTTGGAAGTGGAAGCACTGGAAGAGCGTGTTTGGAGTTGAATAGAAACTTTTACGGATTCGAGATAAACAAAGAGTTTTACAAGAGAGCAAAGGAAGAAATGTGTGTATTGCCAGAGAAAAAAGAGGTTGAAAAGGCAAAAAAGAAGATGCAGAAGGTAGAAAAGGAAGAATACAGACAGACTTCTATAATGGATATTTTCAGCGAGGTAATATAATGGACAAAATGGGATGCGGTGAATACTTCTCAGGCAGGACGGAAAACGATGATCAGGCTGCGGTGGACATCCTACACCAGTTTATGATGGCATTCTGTGTGGATGCCAGACCAAAGTACAATCTGGTATTCAGATGTAATGAATGTCCATTTAGGTACGATGAGAGGTATTGCAGAGTAAAGGACTTTAAACAGAAATATGCCCCGGACTATAAAGATTTTAGTGCTCTGGGAGACAAATTTGAGGTGGAGTATGAAGATTCAGAGGAAGTTACTGACCGGGGAGCAAAAGCAAAAGATATGTAGTAAAACGGACGGAATGCTGAGTGCCGGGTGCCTGGAGTGCCCAATGGCGATAGAGATGTTTGAACTGATCTTTTGTTGGAAGGACATAAAGAAACTACAGGACAAAATTGACAAATATTGGAATGAAGAGGTGACTGTATGACGAAAGAAGAATACAAGGAGAAACTATTAAATATATACGCTGAAATGATAGAGAAGTTTAAAGGCGATAAGCAGGCGCTTAAAGAGATAGATATGGTATTTGATAAACCGTTGGAGGAATTGAATAAATGACGATTGAGGATTTGAAAAAGCATTGTATCAAAACAATAAAAATGAGTGAAGCAATCGAAAGCATATCAAATGTAAGAGTAACAGATAATCGCAGTTTGCAAGAACATAAAATGGTTTTGAAACTTATTGAAGCATGGGAAAAGGTAAGAGAAATCTTTAAGGCAAAATCTACTTCTGAGGATTGGGAATACATACACGATTTGCAGATATGGGAAGATGCGTTAGAGATAATAGACAAGCATTTATCGGAGGTGAGCGAATGACAATATCAGATATTTTAAATGAAATTCACAATGAGAATGTCGAAGTTGAAATATACAAGGCTTTATCGGAGTGGATAATGCTTGACCGTCAACAGAATATCGTTGAATTGGCAAGGTGCAAATCTACAATAAGGGCGATAAATAAAATCGCAAATAATAATCCAAATAAGAAAGAAGCTCTTGACGGAATAATAAATCTCTGTAATTAGAGTAGACAAAATGAGTAAATGCACCATACAAGGTAGAAAGTGAGGATAAGAAATGAGCGTTGAAAATGGAAAGGTCTGTTGTAATTGCCGACACAATGTTAGGCATTATGAGGATGAAGGTGGTGCTTGTCATTGTGATATAGACAATCACTATATCGGTTATGTTGAATGTATGACAGGTTGGTGCAGACATTGGGCAAAAGATAAGGAGGTAGAGAATGCAGATAGTAATTAAAATACCATCTTTAGATTATTTCGACATTAAACACGGATATGCTGATAATTATCAGAGAGAAAGATTGGTTGAGAGTGTTAAGCGTAGTATTGCAATCCCAAAGAATCACGGAAGGTTGATTGATGCTGACAAATTAGGTTTAACTGATTTTGAAATAGTAATGTGTAACGGAGATTACAAGGAAGGGTTGAAGATGCTCTGTGAAAAGATTAAGAATGCCCCAACAATATTAGATGCGGAGGTGCAAAATGCAGATAGTAATTGACTTGCCTAATAGCCTATACGCAAACTTACAGAAGATACAGAATGGAAGTATAGCAGCCGGGCGAATATTAAAGATTGTTAAAGATGGTACTGTACTTCCAAAGAATCACGGAAAGCTAATTGATGCAAGTCAGCTATACACCATTACAACTTATGATGCTGACGATAACCACGAAATTTGTTATGTACTTTATGAAGATATAGAAAATGCTCCAACCATATTGGAGGCGGAGGTAGAGAATGACTAAAGAATTTGAACTTGAGCAAAAAAAGGTAAGAGAGTGGATAGAAAGTGTTGTGACACACAAAAAGGCACTTGCGGAAGCAGATTCAGAAGAACTTAGTTTGGAATTGTGCGGGGAGAACAAGGCGGTATTTATCTATGATGGCATTGAGAAAATAGCCTTTTATCTTGGATTGACACTTACATATAACCCTAATTGGGATTCTGAAGGAAAAAAGGGTTATATATCCACAGAGTACAAAAAGACAGAAATCTATGAATTATGGAATAAAAAGGAGATAAAGAATGACGACCGAAGAAAAGATTAAATCCCTAATCGAAGATTACCAGAACGAGATAGAGATACTCGAAGAAGAATGGAGAAATGCAAAAGTCAATGCTTATCTGACGGGCAAGGTCGGAGTATATGGCAAAGTGGTGAAAGACTTACAAGGGATTCTGGAAGAAGATGATTGATCAGGACTTATTGCTTGACTTGTGGAAGATGCAATCGTGCTACGGAATACCTATTGAGGTGTGCTATGGCACGGTTGCAGACCAGAAGGAATGGTTGGACAGAAGATTAAAAGGAATAATAGACATAGTGGAGAGATTGGATGAGAAAGACAGAGAGAGAAGAGGTTCTGGACGAAGTTTGGCACAAACTGATGAGAAGGGGAATGCCCATCAATGTGCGGAACGGACAGAACATGGACATAGCAGATTATATAAAGGACATAGTAGCAGAAGTAACCCATGAAGATGAACCGATGGGGACAGAGAATCTGGAATCCGGGGGAAAGTATTATCTATCATGCCCCGGTTGTAAAAAGGTGGTGGGAACAAGCGGTTATTACTGTAAATGGTGTGGGAAAATGCTGAGAAATCCCAGGGTCTGAAAAAATTTTTAAAAAGCCTCTTGACAAAATGAGTATACAGGTATATACTTGTATCAGAAACAAGGAACACACAACAAAAGATCAGGAGGATAAAGACATGGCAGATATGAGAGAGCAGACATTCGGAGTAGAAATCGAAATGAACCACATCACGAGAAAACACGCAGCACAGGTTGCCGCAACATTCTTTGGTACTAACCATTACGAGGACACACATTTTGTAGATGGTTATTATACCTGGAGCGCATGGGATGATCAGGGCAGAAAATGGAAGTTTTCAAGGGATGTCAGCATCGTAGGAAACGATGATGAAAAGTGCGAGTTAGTAACACCTATTCTCCACTATGAGGACATCGAAACTCTTCAGGAGTTAGCAAGACAGTTACGACACGCAGGAGCAAAAAGCGATGCAACGAGAGGTTGCGGAGTTCACATCCACATCGGAGCTGACGGACATGATGCCAAAACTCTGAGACATCTCATCAACATTATGTATAGTCACGAAGAGTTGATTATCCCGGCATTGAATATCGGCACATACAGATTAAACACATATTGCAAGCCAGTTGACCATGAGTTAGTTAAAAGGGTCAATGAGAAGAAACCTAAGAACATGAAAGAAATGGAAGATTGTTGGTATGAGGCTAATCATACACCTTATGGAAGAGACCAACATTATAACAATAGCCGCTATCATATGTTAAACCTACATGCTACATTCACAAAAGGCACGATAGAATTTAGATGTTTTCAGTTTGACACACCAGATGGAGCGCATAGAAGTGGAATACACGCAGGAAAGATTAAAGCATGGGTTCAGTTCTGTATGGCGGTCAGCCAGATGGCAAAGGAAGCAAAGGCAAGCAGACCTTTAAGAAGCCAGACCGATAACCAGAAATACGCTATGACGGGTTGGTTATGCAGAATGGGTTTAGTCGGTGATGAGTTCGAGACTCTGAGAAAAGTATTCAACGAGAAACTTACAGGTAATGCCGCAAAGAGATATATCGCATAAGGGAGGACAAAATGATGTTATATGCAGCTTATGGAAGTAATCTAAACAAGGAACAAATGATATGGAGATGCCCCGGCGCAAAGGAAGCCGGGACATCCATCATAAAAGACTACAGACTAATGTTTAAAGGTTCACAATCTGGAGCATACCTCACAATCGAGAAAGAAAAGGGATGTGAGGTCCCCGTGGGGTTGTGGGAAGTGACAGATCAGGACATAAAGAATCTGGACAGATACGAAGGCTATCCCACATTCTACTACAAGAAAACTTTTGTAGCAGAATGTAGCGATGGCAAGAGACATAGGATATTCGCTTATATAATGCATGAAGAGAGAGAGTTGGGGATGCCAACAACACATTATATGGGTGTTTGCAGAAAAGGTTATGATGATTTTGGATTTGATACAGAAACGCTGAAAGAGGCGTTGGAGTACACCAGGAGGTCGGCATGAAGAGACAAATCCCAGATGATATTTATAGAGAGTTACCGTGTTCGGTAGTGGCGGTGGGATGTGCGATGGGGATTCAATCCCCAGATGCACTACAGACCTTGAAATCGGCTGATTTGCATTCGGATGGGTATTTATCCCTAAGAGCTATGGAAACGCTCATAAAAGCCAATATGGAGATCAGGAGCAAGATTTATTACAAGAAGGACGACAGACCGCTATTAAGGGATTTTGCACACGCTCACAAGGGCGAGAAAGCGATTATCTGTTTATTAGGACATTACATTTACTTTGATGGTCACGATTATCACTCATTTTTCTGGAATGGCGGTGACCCGGTTGTTCAGGTATGGTTTTTGAAGGAGGACTGATTGTATGTATAAAGATGGTATTATGGGAGTTATCATAGGCGATGCGCTGGGATGCCCAGTGCAGTTCAAGGACAGAGAGACAGTTAAGTGGAATCCCGTGAAGGGGATGAGGGGATATGGCACATTCGATATGCCGCCAGGAACATGGACGGATGATGGGAGCATGACATTAGCAGCTCTGGATAGCATTAAGGAGCTGGGCAAGGTCAATCTTGACGATATTATGTCAAGGTTCGTCAGATGGTACAACAAGGGCGAGTATACACCATTCGGATTTCCTTTTGATCAGGGCATTACCTGTACGAATGCAATCAAAAATTATGAGAGATACAGAGACACAGAAATCTGCGGTGGCACATCGGAGAGGTCGAACGGAAATGGTGCGTTGATGAGGATAATGCCAATCTGCTTGTTTGCTCTGGAGTTTAATACAGAAGAGGCGGTTGGCATGGTTCACGAAGTAGCGGGATTGACCCATAACCACATCAGAGGCCTCATAGGATGCGGGCTGTACTATTTTATGGTAAAAGCCATTGTGGAACACCAACACCAGGGCGGTCTTAAAGAGCGTTTACAACATGGACTTGATGAAGGATTTGCCTTTTATGAAAGAAACGCTGATTTAAGGTATTATGAGCGTTTGAGAGACCTTGATAAGTTTGCAGAAACCCCAGAGAACGAGATAAAGAGCAGTGGCTATGTAGTTGATTCACTTGAAGCTGCGGTATGGGGACTGATCACAACGGAATCTTTTGAGAATGCGTTGCTGAAGGTGGTCAATTTAGGTGATGATTCGGACACGGTTGGAGCAATCTGCGGTGGTCTGGCAGGTCTCTATTATGGATATGATGCTATCCCTTGCGAATGGTTGAAGGAAATTAAAAGGCGTGAGTGGATTGAGAGCATATGTGATGTAATGGACAAGTAAGGGATGGAGAAAGTATGGGAAAAGACTTGACAAAGGACGCTTTAATAGGCTATGATTATATAAGTGAAAGATGCGAGTGCGGAAGGGCTGTTTGCCTTAGAAAACACGCTATAGTGGTGGGTGAGTTATTTATCAAGTGTCCACAGTGCAGGCGGTGGGTACGCATTTCTGACATCAAGAAAACGAATAATTAAAGCTCAATCAACATCGAAGAGCTACTAAAGCCTATTAGGGTTTTGGTAGCTCTTTTTGTTTTTTCTGGAGATTATATGGGAGCTACTTTTGAAAACCTTACATGGGATGATTTATGCGATTTGATGTGTGGATGCCCGGAGGACGAATATGAAGATACTGATGATGAGGACATCGATGCTGAGACCTTACGAGAAGAACGCAAAGACTCATCCTGCGGAACAAGTGTCGAGGATAGCCAGGTCGATTGAAGAGTTTGGTTGGCAACAACCTTTAGTGGTAGACAAAGATAATGTGGTGGTTATCGGTCATGGGCGTTTGATGGCTGCCAAGAAACTGGGACTTGAGAAGGTCCCGGTTGTCAAGGCAGACAACCTGACCGATGAGCAGATCAGGGCATTGAGACTGGCAGACAACAAGACTGCGGAAAGTTCGTGGGACGATGGTCTCTTGAGATTGTCTCTGGATGAGATTACGGACATTGACATGACCGATTTCGGATTCAATCTGGATTTTGACGATGATATGGACAATGGTGACGATGATATAGACTTCAGAGACCCATCATGTCAGCACAATGTTTTCGAGAACCAGGAGAGAATGCAATTCCCTACAGAGTCATTCTACGGAATGCCGATTATGGCCCCAACACAGACCACAGGAGACCAGATGTTGAGGTTCATGGACTGGAAAGAAGTCTCAGACCCGGAGAATTATATAGCGCATTTCTACTACGATGATTACAAGTTCATTTCAGCGTGGAGAGAACCAGACAAGTATCTGGAGAGACTAAAGAAGTTCAAGGCGGTTGTAAGCCCGGATTTTAGTTTGTACACGGATTTCCCCAGAGCATTACAGATTTTGTCGTGTTATAGGCGACAATGGTGTGGTGCATTCTGGCAATCACAAGGCATAGATGTTATCCCAGATGTTGTCTGGGGTGACGAGAAGAGTTTTGAGTATTGCTTTGATGGGATTCCAAAGGGCGGAACGGTTGCGGTGTCCACAGTTGGAGTGGCAAACGACAAACAATGGAACGACAAAGAGAGCGATATGTTTAGAGCAGGCTACAACGAGATGTTGAAAAGGTTAGAGCCGACAACAATCTTGTTTTATGGCACGATGATAGAGGGATGTGAGGGAAACATAATTAGGATTCCCTCATACTATGAGCAGAAGTTCAGCGGAAAGGATAAGTAATGGGCAGAGGTTCGAGTAAGAGCGGTGGCGGTGGAAATGTGCCAAAGAATGCGGTGGCACTCACAGATGCCGAGGCTAACGAATTAAAGGACAAATACGAATCTGACTTCGATGCGGCTACACAGAAATCGGTGGACAAATATATATCCAATACCAATTTCGATGGCGATATGCATTCACTATCCCAGGTTATGAACCACATCATAAACGAGGGTGGTGACTTGCAGACAATGACCCGTGAAGAGGTCAACAAGAAGTATGGCTTGAATCTCACCCAGAACCAGTTCACTCAGCTCCAAAAGACCGATGCCAATATAGATGCCGCCATGCATCCCATAGGCAAGGATGTTATCTTGCAGAGAGGATGTCACGAGGGCGATTTAAAGCGATTGTTCGGCATCCAGGACTACACCAAGATGAGCGAGGCAGAGTTGCAGGAGAAACTGGTAGGCGGAACATTCAAGAATATAGCGGTTATGTCAACATCCTACAATGTATCGGCTAACCCATTCTTAGGAAACGGCCCCGCATCTGGTGGAAGAGAGTTGGTTTACCAAATCAAGGCAGGTGCAAAGACAAAGGCGGTATTCGGTGCAACCAACCAGACGGAAATCATTCTGGGCAAGGGACAAAGATGGAGAGTGACCGGGGTTCACTTTACTGGCAAGACCGCATTTCCAAAGGACAAGGGAAAGCATATGCCACAATTACAGATAGAGATAGAAACATATTAAGGAGGGCACTGACATGGCAAAAGGAAATATCTCAGAGTACAAGGACAGGTTTTCAAGTCCTATAGGCGGTAAGTTCACACCACCAAAGAAGGCTAAGAAAACCACCAAGAAAGGCAAGAAGTAGTTGTTGATAGTTTAGTTGTATGGTAAAATGAAGGAGAGCGTATGGGACGAGGTTCAAGCAGCGCAGGTGGAGGCGGAAAACCTATAACACCTATTACCGATGCCAAGAGTTTCGGTAGCGAGAGTATTTATGGACACAATGACGAGACCGACAAGTTTTTCGGCACGAATGAGTGGATTGACAGTCTGAAATCATCTGAAAAGAGTGCGGTGACATGGTACACCGGGTCGGCTTATGGCCCCTTGAACGAGAATCTAAGATCAGGCGATAGTCCTACTGATTTGTCAAAGTGTTCTGACTATCAGCAGGCGAAGATTAAAGACCTTGATGCGGCTCTGGCTAAAGGAGTGCTGAAAGAACCCGTTACCGTATACAGAGGCTCTACCGCAGACTTGTTAGGAGGACGGAAAACAGTGGCTGACATTCAGGAACTCGTAGGAGCAACAATCAAAGACAAGGGTTATGTATCGACATCAATCTCAAAGGGAAAGACATTCCACGGAGAGGTCGGTTATAAGATAGTTGTCCCATCTGGCAAAGGCAGAGGGGCATATGTGGGTAATATATCTAATATCCCTGGAGAGAATGAGTTTTTACTGAAGAGAAACTCATCCTTCAAGGTTATGGGAGTTGTCTATTCAAAATCGTTAGGCAAACCCGTTGTTACATTACAAGTAGAATGATTAAGGAGGACAAAGGACATGGCTGAGAAAAAAGACAAATTTAGTTGGGGCAAGGGTGATGTTGAAATAATCATGCCGAACGGAAAGAAAATGCAACCCAAGAAAACTTCAAAGCCCAAGACCCAACCCAAGAAAAAGTAAGGAGGCAAAATGGGTAGAGGTTCAAGTAAGGCAGGCGGCGGAGGCGGTGGTCTCAATCCCGCAAGCATCAAGAGTAAGACAGACTTCTTAGAGGCGGGCGCAGTAGGTACACCAGTAGGAGATGCGTTTATTAAAGTTGGTGAGCAGATGGCTCAGGATTATGGAGTACAGAACAATCTTCAGGTTGCAGAGCTTAAAGGCGGTGCAAAGGGTTCTGTATTAGCATTTTTCGATGGCAAGAATGTAGCGGTCAACGGAAACTTCATGGACAATGCGAAGATGGAGACAGCTTACAAGGCTTGCGTAGATTCTGGCTATCATCCTACTAATGGCAACAAGTCAGCGGCAGAGGCAATCGCAGCGCACGAATATGGGCATTCTGTGGCATATTCAATCGGTCAGAAGTTGGGCATCGGTGGAACACATGAGGGTTCTGCTAAGATTCTGGATGAAGCAATCAAATCAACGAAGCACAAGACACAGAGTTCATTCCAGAAGGCTATTTCTGGTTATGCCCAGAAGAATGCAGCGGAAACCGTGGCAGAGGCTATGGCTGATGTTTACTGTAATGGTAAGTCGGCTAAAGCAGAGAGCAAGGCAATCGCAAAGGTAGTTAAAAAGTACACTAAGTAAAGGAGAAAATGACAATGGCTAAAAGAAAAATCGAGTATTCAGAACCTGAAGATTTTTTCCCAAAGGCGATCAGGGACAAGGTATATGGTAATTCAACCAAAAAGACCACTAAGAAAACAACAACAACCAAAAAGACCACAAAGAAATGAGGTAGCGAGATGGGACGAGGCAGCAGCAAAGCCGGGGGCGGCGGAGGCGGAAAGGCGGTAACCAAGAGCCTTGAAGAGCAAAAGCAGGAATTTATAGATGAGATGGTGCAGGCGGTGAACAATAGTAACAATCTGGGGACAGATGAAGATACGACACCTATGAGCAATAGTGATATTCAAGCCGCGGTTGAGGCATTTGCTATGACCCATCCCGGTGTGAATGAGGAATCCTTGCTAAGTGAAATCAATAGCAAGGTAACACCTCAATCGGTTAGCGAAAAACCTTTTAATGCTAATGACTGGACTACATGGACAGTAGGGACTAAGGTTGAAGCAAAGAACGATGATGTTTATTCCAATGGCAAAGTTGCCGCAAACGGTCCCAAGAAATGGATTCCTGGAACCGTTACAGAGGTTCATAAAGATTATATCATCGTTACAGACAACACCAACACTAAGCACTATGTCGACAAGGATTTTGCAGAGCGTTACAGAGTGAAGAAGTAATGGTGCATGGAATTTATATTAAAAAATAATCACTTTTCTATCACTTTTTATGTGTTTTATGACAGAAAAGCGTATTAAAGTGAATCAAACCCGAAGAATTGAGGTGAGATTTATATGGCTAAAATGGGACGACCACGGAAAGAAATAGATAAGGATATGTTTGAAAGATTCTGTGGGATATTCTGTACAGAGGAAGAAATAGCGGGGTTTTTCAGATGCGATATAAGAACAATCGACAGATGGTGTAAGAGGACTTACAACAAGACATTTGTCGAGGTCTATAAAATATTCACAGCTAATGGCAAAATGAGTTTGAGAAGGATGCAATTCAAACTGGCTGAGAAATCCCCGGCTATGGCGATATTCTTAGGCAAGAATATGTTAGGGCAGACCGATTATATCAAGAACGATGTGCAGGTAGAAGGCAAACTGGCTGATTTGATAGATGGATTGAAGAATGATATACACGAAGAAACAACGAGCCTTGATGGGGTTGTGGCAGACGGACAGGCTGAAGAGATTTAATATCCTTGAAGGCAGCGTGTCGAGTGGCAAGACCTGGATAAGTTTAGTCCTTTGGGCATTCTGGGTAAAGACAATGCCACAAGATGTACTTTACATGATGTGCGCCAAGTCGCTGACGACCTTGAAGCGGAACTGTCTGATGCTCTTGCAGGAGTTGATCGGGGAGAGCAACTTTCAGTTCTCGACCAACACAAAGGAAGGGTATCTGTTTGGGAGAAAGATTCTGCTTGAGGGAGCAAACGATATACGAAGCGAGTCAAAGATACGAGGATTGACCTTGCAAGGGGCATATTGTGACGAGCTGACACAATTCCCACAAGATTTCTTTGTAATGCTTACAAGCCGATTGAGACTTCCAGGGGCAAAGTTATTCGGCACGACTAACCCGGATGCACCGAGCCACTGGCTGAAAGTCAACTACATAGACCGACAAGATGACTTAGACCTTTTGGATGTCAAGTTCACTCTGGATGACAATACGACACTTCCAGAAGATTATGTTACTAACATCAAAAAGGAATACACGGGTGTTTTCTATGAGCGGTTCATATTAGGACTCTGGACACTTGCAGAGGGCATTATCTACCCTATGTATAAGGATGCGATAGTTGATATACTACCGCACGATGATAAGGGCAAAATAAGACCGATACAAGAGTTTATGGTGTCGATAGACTATGGTACTATGAACGCATTCGCAGCTCTTTTGTGGGCACATATTGACGATGTGTGGTATTGCGTAAAGGAATACTACTACTCTGGAAGGGCAAAGGGTCTCACAAAGACAGATCAGGAATATGCAGACGACCTAAAGGAATGGATAAAAGAGGCATGGGAGATTCAGGGAAGCCATGCCATAGTGACTACCCTGGGCGGTTCTGTGGTAAGAAAGATAAAGACCATCATAGACCCATCGGCGGCGTCGTTTATTGCGTTGTTAGGCAAGAGTGAGTGGGCGAGAGTTCTACCAGCTGACAATGATGTGATAAATGGAATCATGGAGACAGCGAGAGCGTTTCAGAGCGGAAAGGTCAAGATTCTGTCGAGATGCAAGAACCTGATCAATGAGTTGGGCGGTTATGTATGGGACGACAAGTGTATAGACGACAGACCGAAGAAAGAAAACGACCATGCGGCTGATGCGGTAAGGTATTTTGTAAAGAGTACAAAGATAGCGGTTGCGAGAAGGGAGAAATGATGGTAACATACCAGGACTTTTTGAGAGTGCCAGACAATGACAAGGATAGAATGGAGTTCGTATATGCTTGCATAGGGTATCACAAGGACTCTGAGAGTTACAAGATAGCTGATATTGCAGAGAAGTACGATGCACACAAGAATGTCACTATTTGCGAATACCAGAAGTTATTATACGATGTCACAGGAAACACGGTCCCTGATAATTGGAGCGCAAACTTTAAGATGTCAAGGAATTTCTTTGATGAAATCATAACCCAGGAAAACCAATACTTATTAGGGAATGGTGTCACATGGGGCA